ATGGGACCAGCAGGTCCGGCGCTGTATCGATCTCAACAAATGGGATGCTTGCCGCGGCGATTGGACCGCGCGCGGACTCGAACCGAAAGCGCCGGAAGACAAAGTCCGACCATTACATCCGGAAATTCTGAAACGTTTTATCGAGCGGCGCGCATGGGCGGGCGTCGATCTGTCCATGACAACCGACATGACGGCGGTCGCGTTCGTGTTTCCCGACGCGGACGGCGTGTTCGAAGTTCTTCCGTTTTTTTGGATGCCAGCAGAGGGAATCAAGAAACGCGAGATTAACGACGGGATGCCATATCGCACATGGGCCGAACAAGGTTTCCTCGAACTCTCGCCGGGCGACGTTATCGACTACCGCGAAATCAAAGCGCGGCTTGAATGGGGCGCGCGCATGTTCGACTTGCGCGAGATCTGTTTCGATCCGTATCAGGCGCGACAAATCTCCGTCCCGATGGTCGAAGACGGTTACGAGTGCATAGAAATTCGTCAAGGCTATTCGATGCTTTCCGAGCCGTCGAAGAAACTGCTCGAACTCGTCACCAACAAGAAACTCCGTCACGGCGGACATCCGGTTTTGCGCTGGAATGCTTCGTGCTTGTCGACCAAAGAGCACGACGATCAACTGATGTTTGTAAAACCCGAACGCCAAAAAGATTCGAACCGCATTGACGGAATCTCCGCGACCGTCGACGCGCTCGCCCGCGCGATGCTAGATGCGGGCGAAACTGTTCCACAAATCGAGGTTTGGAATTGAATCGATTCCAAAAAGCAATTCGCGAGTTTCTCTTAAAAGCGCTGGGTTTTCCGCCGTGGCGTGGTTCGACTGCAACGCTTGGACCGCCGGGCGGATGGGGCGCATACGATCCTTACGGCGACGGCGGACTCGCTCTTTCGCTCGCCGTCGTTTACGGTTGCGCCCGCGTCCGCGGTCAATCGATCGCGTCGCTTCCCTTGCGCGTTTATCGCGAAAAGAAATCCGGTTCGCGCGAGATCGCCGACTCACTTCCGATTTACCAGATCTTGCACGACTCGCCGAACGACAGCGACACGTCGTTTGAGTGGCGAGAAAACATGGAGTTCGGTTTTTGTCTCTATGGCAATGCGTTTTCAGAAATCACAAGTTTAGGTTCGGGTATTACGTCGGTCGAATATCTCGTCCCATCTCGAATGCGAATCGAGCGCAAAAACGGCGAGCGACGATTCGTTTACGCCTATGACGAGGGAAAACAGGAAAGCTTCCCGCCGGAAAAGATCTTGCACGTTCGCAATATGTCGCTCGACGGACTTTCCGGAATTACTCCGATCCGCCAGCACGTTATAGAGCACGCTTACGACGCGCAAAATTACGGGCGGAATTTCTTCAAGAACTCGGGACGTCCGTCCGGCGTTTTATCGAGCGAGCAACCGCCGCCGCAAAGCGACGAGACGACGAAGAAAATGCGCGAGTCTTGGGACGCGACGTTCGCCGGTTCTGAGAACGCCGGAAAGACGCCGGTTTTGTGGAAGGGTTTGAAATACAGTGCGATTTCCGTTTCGCCCGACGACGCGCAATATATCGAGACACGCAAACTGTCAACCGCCGAAATCGCGGGCGCGATCTATGGCGTCCCGTTAAACATGCTCGGATTGCCGGACAAGTCGGCGACCTATGCGTCGAGCGAACAATTTGCGCGCGATTACGTCATGCATACATTGCGCCCGCAATGTCGACGCTATGAGCAAGCGTTTAACAAGAAACTGTTTGTCGGAAAACCAAGTCTATTCGCCGAATTTGATCTCGATGCACTTCTGAGCGGCGACACGAAATCGCAAGGCGAATATTTTGCGAGTCTCGTTCAAAACGGGATTATGTCGCGCGACGAAGTTCGCCGAAAAATGAATCTCGAAGAACGCGGGAACGGTGCGGACGATCTCACGGTCCAGTTAAATATGACGGACATCGATCAATTGCCGCGACTCTCCGATCGCGCCGCCGCGCCGGTCGGACGCCCGCCAGAACCAAAACTCGCGCCGCAAATTCACGAAATTAAAGTCGAGGTCCAACCGCAGCAAATCAACGTCGCCGCGCCGCACATCTCGCTTCCCGCGCCCGCCAGCGGTCCGGAGTTTAACGTTCAAAACATTCTTCCCGCGCCGCCGCCCATGAAGAAACGCGGCAAAGCATGGAGGGAAGCAAACGGAACTATAAGTTTCGAAGTGGAGGAGAATAATGTCTCTTAATACAAAGATGGCGAACGCCGCCGTAAACGAGCAAGCCGACCGGCTCGCAACCCTCGCCAATAGCGGGAAGCTGAGAATCTATGACGGCACGCAACCGGCGACCGCCGACACCGCGGTTTCGACGCAAACCTTGCTCGCTGAATTGACCATGAACGCGACCGCGTTCGGCGCGGCATCGGCGGGCGTCATTACGGCGAACGCGATCACATCGGACTCTAGCGCGGACGCGACCGGAACGGCGACATGGTTTCGCCTTTTGAAATCCGATGGAACCACGCCGCTTTGGGACGGATCGGTCGGAACGTCCGGCGCAAACCTGAATTTAAATTCGGTCGCGATCCAGTCGGGCGCGGCGGTTTCGGTTTCTAGTTTCGTTCACACCGTCACAAAATAACTAAATGTCCGAAACTTACGTTCAAGTTGCGACCAACGGAAGCGGCGAGAAAGTCGCCGTCAGTCAGTTGTCCAACGGCGCGGACAATGTCGATCTACAGCACATTGTTATTTCCGACGATTCGACCTATGCCGCGCGCGCCAAAGTGCAAAACGCCGATCCGGGATCTTCCGATTACGGATTGTCGGTACGGCGGATCTGCAACGGCGCGAGTTTTTACCACGTTGTAGCAGCCGCTTCGACCAACGCCGCGAACATCAAAGCAAGCGCGGGAAGGGTTCAAGGATGGTCGATTTTTAACGCCGCCGATTACCCGGTTTATGTGAAGTTCCACAACACAGCGGGAACGCCGACGGCGGGATCGGGCGTTGTTTATACGATCGGAGTGCAAGCGGGAACGCACGTAAATTTTGACGACGACGACGGACTCGCATTCGCGACCGGAATCGGAATCAGCATAACGAAACTGATCGCCGACGCCGACGCGACCGCCGTCGCCGCTTCGGACTGTGTCGTGAATGTCCATTACAAATGAAAAAACTAATCGTTCTTTTCCTGTTCATTGCGCTGGTAGTCGTCGCACAGCAAACCATTAACGTTGGCAAAATCGCCGGAACCGTCCCGTCTACCGCGGGAAAGTTCGACGTCAAAGCAGCCGACGGCGATATGTCGACGCTAGGCGCGAAGGCGGACGCGAAAAGCACCGCGACCGATACGACGTCCGTTTCCATAATGCAGGTGCTAAAAGAAATTTCAGCGATGGAGCAAGCACCGGCGTCGCGCGCCGTTACGAATGCCGGAACGTTTCAGGTCCAACCGGACGGAACGACCGCCACGACGACGAACGCCGCTTCGCGATGCACGCTCGTCTCCGCGGCGTCGACGAACGCGACCAATTGCAAGAACGGATCCGGGAACGTTTACGGATTCCGCTTCGTCAATACGACCGGAACGCTTTACTACCTTCGCATGTATAACCTTTCGAGTTCGCCGACGTGCAGTTCGGCGACCGGCTTTATTGAGTCGATCCCGATCCCGGCGAGCACGTCGGGCGCGGGCATTGTGATTATGGAACCGTTCGGCGAAGGGTATTCGACGGGAATCGGTTTTTGTTTTACGGGCGGCTCGAGTTCGACCGATAACACGAACGCCGCGACCGGCGTTTTCGGGTCAATTCTCTACCGATGAAACACGTTTTTTTCGTTCTCTTGCTCTTGCTCTTGTGCGTTCCGGGAATGGCGCAGATTGCTCGCGTGAGCGCAAATTGCACGGGAACTTCCAGTTGCACGACAACCGGGAACGCGACCGGCGATCTGGAAATCGCGATCGCGGGAAGGGACGGAAGTTCGACCGCGCCGACGACGGCGACCGGATGGACAAGCGTCGGGACAGCAACCATCAATGGAACGAGCACCGCCGACAGCGCGATCCGCGTCGCGTGCAAAGTAGCAACCGGCGCAAACGAAGCGTCGAACACTTTCACGAATGCGGACAAAGTTGTCGTCATGGTTTACAACGGACAGGCCGCCGGAAATACCGCGACTTGCGCGAGTGCAATTCTGGGAACGCCGTCGTTTTTCACTTCCACCGTAAACACGACGACGACGACCGAAACATTTAACGCGATCACCAGCAGCAATGCGGCGTCTTGGATTGTCGGTCTTGGATACTGTTCCGCCTGTACGGCGGGCATTGGGACCGCGCCAACCGGGATGGCGAACCGGAGTTCCGTTACCGGACCGCCAGCGGCGGGCGGACACGATACAAACGGGACCGCGGCGTCGTTCTCGTCGGCGAATGTCACACTGACAACCGCGGGCAGGATCCTAACGGCGACCGTCGAAATCAAGGCGGCATCCGCCGCCGATCCGACTTATGGCACGAACGGCGGAACCTTTGGAACGTCGGCGTCGACAACGATTTCGACCGCGACCGGAAGCGCGACGCTTTGTTACACGACGGACGGATCGACACCGGCGGCGGCGACCGCCGGGACGTGTTCGGCGGGTTCCACTTATTCAAGCGCGCTCACGATCACGACGAGCGGAACGACACTGAAAGCGCTTGCCACAAAAAGCGGTTTGGTAAACAGCGCGGTTGTAACAAGTACCGCATTTACGATCAATCGCTTTTTGCCAAGTCTGTCCTTGATGGGAATCAGCGGTCCGGGAAATTGCACCGCGGGCGGGCATACATACACGACGGCGTTTCCGACGGTCGAGAGTCCGTTGTCTGAGTGTCTGAGTTGGTTGAGCGGCGCGGGCACTGGTCTGGATTGGTCCAATATCAACGTGACGTCGGCGGCGGTTGCGAAAGGATCGCAATCGACTTCGAGCGGAGTCTTCGACGATTCGATCGCGCAAGTCGTCGGCACATGGAGCAACGATCAAGAGGCGAGCGCGACGACGCTTACCGGGACAACGAGCAACACGATCAGCAAAGAGCACGAATTGTTATTGCGGTTCTCGATCGGCGCTCACAGTTCGACCGGATATGAATTTCAATTCATCGGACAGCAAACCACGCCCGCGAACTGTTCCGTAAATATCGTGAAATGGAACGGGACGATAGGCAGTTTCACCACGCTAGGCGGCGGGACGCTCGGCGTCGGCGGTTCGGCGGTTTGTCTATCGAACGGAACGCGGATCCGGGCGACCGCGGTCGGAACGACGCTCACGGCATACGTTAACGATGCCATGGCCTACACCGTTACGGATGCGACTTATGCATCCGGCAACCCGGGCATCGGAACGTATCTGCAAGGCGTCGGCGGGACGCAAGATTTCGGATTTAGTTCGTTTTCGGCGACGGACACCGTCCTTCGCTTCGTGCAAGAGGCGTCGCACCACGACACAAGCGGAACGACAAGCGCGGCAACGCTTGGAACAAATACGACGAACAATAATTGCTTGTGGGCCGCGGCTTACTGGAACTCGACGAGCGCGACGGCTACGGTTGCGGGTTCGGTTGCCGGTTCATTTACTGCAATCGATTCGCCGACGAACGGCGCGGGCGCGTTGTCTACATACCGCGCACAAGCGTTTTACAAATGCGGAATAACCGGCGGCGCTGAGACGGTGACACTCACGACTTCGACGTCGCTTACTGATCATGCAATCGTGGTGCATGAATTTAGCGGCGTGACGACACTCGATCAGCATCCGAGCGGGAAATCAGCAGCGTCCGCGACCTTGAGTTCGAACAGCGCGACGACGACGACGGCGCGGGAATATCTTCCCGCCGCTTGCGTGATCGGCGGCTCGAGTCCGCTAGCTACTTCGCCATGGACGGCGCGCGATGTAACAGCGAATTTTGGCGGGAACATTTCCGCCGACTATGTAGTTACGGCGACCGGATCTTATGCGTTCGCCGGTTCGCAGAGTCCGTCAAGTGATTTCATTTGTCTTTTGAGCACATTCCAATAAAACAAAAATGCTTCTTGCTCTAAGAAGTCTCTATGAGTCGGCGGGTTCGGCGATTACAGGGACCGCCACGACTGCACAAGCGGCGCAGTCGGACGCTCTAAGCGGCGCGCTCGAATTTACCGGGACAGAAACCAGCGCGCAAGCCGCGCAATCGACCGACGCATCGGGCGCGCTCACGTTCACCGGGACCGAGACGTCGGCACAAGCCGCACAAACGGACGCTCTAAGCGGATCACTCGAATTTACCGGCACGGAAGCGAGCGCACAGGCGGCGCAATCGACCGCGGCGTCCGGATCCGAGACTTTTACGGGAACCGAGACGTCGGCGCAAGCCGCACAGTCGACCGCGGCGTCGGGCGAAGAAACCTTCGCCGGAACTGAGACAAGCGCGCAAGCGGCGCAATCGGACAGCGCATCCGGCGCGGAAACGTTCACCGGCGCGGAAACCAGCGCACAAGCACAAACGGACGCTCTAAGCGGCGCTCTCGAATTTTCTGGAACAGGGGCGACGGCGCAAGCGGCGCAAAACGACGACGTCATCGCGACAACTGGTTACGACGGCACGGTCGCGAGCGCGCAAGCTGCACAGTCGGACAGCGCATCGGGCGCGGAAACGTTTACGGGATCAATCGCGACCGCACAGTCGCAATCGACGGCGGCATCGGGCGCGGAAACGTTCACCGGCACAGCGACGACCGCACAAGCCGCACAGAACACAATCGCCAGCGACGCAAGCGCGGTTACCGGCTCGATCGAGACTTCGCAAGCTGCACAGTCGGACACGGCGACCGGCGCGACAGTAGAACAGCAAGCGGGCGGATCGGCGGGACGTCAACGTCGACGATCAACCTACAATCCGCCGCGGATCCCGCGTCCATTGTCCGCGCCGCCTGAGATTATTCCGGCAATTTCCGGGACCGCTCGGACCGGGCAAACCTTGCAACGGTCGACCTTGCTCGCGAATTTGCATTTCGTCGGCGAGCACGAACAATTCCAGCAAAGACAAACCACCGCGGGATTCGGCGAAGTCGTCGACGTCGAACTCGAATTGCTTACAGCGATCATGCTCGAAGTCGCCTAAGGAGAATTATTTATGAAATTTAAAGACTTGAAATTGAATCTTACGAAGTCGATCACGGAAAAAGGCGAGTTCGAAGGCTATGCGTCGACCTTTGGAAACGAAGATCTCGGCGGCGACGTCGTCGAAAAAGGCGCGTTCACGAAGACGATCAGCGAAAACAAGAACGTTCCGATTCTCTGGGGACACAATATCCGGGAAGTGATCGGAGTCAACAAAGACTTTTCCGAAGACGCGAAAGGTTTATTCGTCAAAGGACAATTGATCCTCGACGTGCAACGCGCCCGCGAGACGCACGCTTTGATGAAAGAAGGCGCAGTCAAAGGCTTGTCGATCGGTTACGACGCGATCCGCGTTGACTACAGCCGCGCGAAAGAAGGCGTCCGGATCATCAACGAAGTAAAACTCTATGAGTATTCCGTGACAGCGTTTCCGATGAACGAGGCGGCGCAAGTTACGGACATCAAGAGCGCGGAAGATGCAACGCGCGCCATAAATGAACTGCTACTCATAAAAGATTGCACGAACGTCGATCATGCTTTGATCGATGCCGCGATCCAAAAACTTTCGTCACTTCGCGCCGCGAAAGCACTCGAAGCCGACAAGCACGGAAACGACGCGCCGGAACTCTTCCACCCGTCGTTAGAAAAGCTCGACAGCATTTCAAAAATCTTACGAGGGGTTTAAAGCAATGGAAATCAAAGATATGGAAACTAAACTGAGCGGCATTGAAGCCGATCTCAAAACCTTTTTCGCAAAACACGCCGAAGAGTTCAAGGCGACCGGCGCGTCGTCCGCCGAAACCAAAGCCGCACTCGAAAAACTTGGCGAAGACTGGAAAGAATGTTCTTCGCGCTTGCTCGCGGTCGAGCAAAAGATCGTCTCGCGCAACGATCCGGGCGCAACCGAAGTAAAGAGCGTCGGCGACTTGATGGTCGAATCCGAAGGTTTCAAGGCAATGGCGAAAGGTGCGAACCGTTCCGGACAAATCAAAGTCGGATCGTTCCACAAAACCGCTATCGTCAATGCAACCGGACAGAATCAACCGCTCGTCCCAGATATGCGCGTTCCGGGAATCATGGGGCCGGGACTTCGCCGTCTAACCGTCCGCGATTTGATGCCAAATTTACGGACGTCTTCGAATCTCGTCCAGTTCGTGCGGGAACTTCTCTTCACGAATAACGCAGCATCGCAAACCGGCGGCTCGCCGAACTCTGGCGAGAACGTCGCAAAACCGGAATCGGCGCTGACGTTCGAAATGGAGAACGCGCCCGTCGAAACCATCGCGCACTGGATCCCGGCGTCGCGTCAGATCTTGGACGATGCGCCCGCACTTTCCGCTTACATCAACTCGCGTTTGCTCTTTGGTCTGAAACTCGAAGAGGAACGTCAATTGTTGCTCGGAAGCGGATCCTCGAATAACTTGTCCGGACTGGTAACGGAGGCGACCGCGTACGACACGGCGCGAACCAACGTCGCGACTGATACGTTTATGGACGTAATCCGTCACGCGATCACACAGGCGGAAGCGTCGTTCTTCGACGTCGACGCGGTCATTCTTAACCCGCAGGATTGGGAATCGATCGAATTGACGAAGACGAGCGGATCCGGCGCAGACGGGCGTTACATCTTCGCAAACCCGCAATCGATCGCAACTCCGCGACTGTGGGGGAAGACCGTTGTCCCGACGTATGCAATGCCGCGATCACAATTCCTCGTCGGCGCGTTCGCACTCGCCGCGGCGATCTGGGATCGAGACGACGCAACCGTCGAAGTAAGTC